TTCATTACTGGTCTAACGATTTCATTACATTACATTTCATTCAATCTATTAATTAAATAAATTTCATTAATCATTAATGATATATTAAAAATAATTCGTAAATCCAACCTTTAAGAAAAAAAACTTTTGGGTACTGTTGGTTTTTCCCCGTCCTGCAAACATTCTGCTAACCATTCTGCAGGAATATCACGCTTTGCTACATGTTCAATGCCTAATTTGTTTGCATACATTTCATATGTGGTACGACTAGTTTTTGAAATTTTTTGATTAGGATTTTGAAATATCATTCTGATATCTAACTCAGGATTTGAAATTAAAACGTATTTCATTTTTTTGCGATCTATAGTAGTCCAACGTCCTTTTGTTTCTATGTACATTAAACTACCATCCCGTTTAGTAAACACAAAATCCGGAGTATATTTGTGTTTTGATTCTGGCACTGTGTATTGCAATGTTTCTGTTTCATAACACAATGGATAATTTGCTTCAGTTATTTGTTCAGATACTTTTAATTCTAAACCAGATTTATAACCATGTTTGTATGCAGCTTGACGCTGTTTACTTGTTGTGTTCCAATGATTTCGTTTCATTTTATATATATAACAATAACTTTAAAAGGCAAACAAAGCAAAATTAGTCGGGTCAGACGTTAATTTATTAATGTCGTGTCTTTTAAAAGTCTTTTTCTTTGATGCAGGTTTCATATCTGATGTAATTGGTTGATGTCGCATGGCTCCGTAATCTGAATGGTTATAATCAATTAATTCAAAGTAGTTTTTAGTCCAACTCCTAGCATCTCTAATATAACTTAAACTAGGATAATATTTTTTCCACTCGGCTTCTAATTCTGAATCCCATGGTTCACTAACATATTCTATAACTTTGAAAAATATTTCTGACATATCAATAGGTTCTAATTGTGTTTTTATTCTAGAAACAGATTTAGTAGTATCATTTGGTGGTCCAAATAAGCATTCAGCAAATAAAAATTTTGCATTTGGTTTCCATGTTCGAGCTCCACCTAAGCAATTTTCATTGCTTTTTATTGATTTTATAACATGAAAAATAGAAACCAACGGGCCATTGACTTCAGATTCAAATTCCAAAGTTACTTCATATTGGCTACCTTCTGGCATCAAGAATTCAAAATCCTTTTTAGTTACTGCATTTGCCGGAGCCTCTGGTTTTTTTATTTTATTTTCTGGAGTTACCCAATGATTAAACGCATCAAACTCAGACTGATCAGCAAGATAATCTGGATATAATCTGTGATTCATATACGATGATATATATAAGGTCCAAGTGTTTTTATAAACATCTTTTTTTGGTAAATCTGCTTGAATGATTATTTGTGTTCCGCGTAAATGACCTCTTTGTAGTTTCCAGTTTCTGGTTCTGTAAACTTTGTTTGGTAAATTATTTAAATTAGCCTTAGCTATCCAAGAATTAGATTCCCATTTCCAAGTATTATATCTTGTTTTTGAACGATCTGTTTGGGTAGTCGTGCCAACACCAAGATGTATTCCAACATCACTAACAGTTAAAGTTTTAACTTCATAAATTAAATCAGTTGAATCAGTTGATTCAGTTGAATCTACATCTTCGGATAATATGTTTTTTAATTTTAACATTTTATATATATAAATATTACCAATCCACTAAAACTAAACGTCCTTGCCAACGCATTACGTTGTCAGTTTTAAAATCTAAATCTAAATCCAAATCTTCAATTCCCATTTTACCTATTTCTGTTTGTAAAGCTCTTAGAAAATTTATAAGTTCTGCATCAGTATCTCTTGCACCATCTGCATCTATGTATTCAAATATAGAAACTTCACCTCCTTGATCATATGAATATTTTTTAAAATTTTCAGTAAATTTATTAATTTCTGCTTTATCATTTCCAGATAATTCAGAAGCTTTACTCATGATAAACATTAAATCCGAACCTAGTTTTCCAACATAATGCACTGCAATAAATGTGCTAAATTCAGATTCACGTCCTACTATAACTTCTGCAACTTCATATTCTTGCGAATCAGATGTTATCTTAAAAACTTTATCTTCGCTATCAATTTCATATACCCGGCCATTATCACCCTGACCTACGAATCTAAATTGTTTATTACGAATTTTTTCTTGTATTCTAGATAAATCAGATTGACTTATTTCTAACAGTAATTTCTTTAAACGTATCATTTTATTACATTCTTATCTAAATCAATTCTAACTAAAAAATTCATATCTACATCAATACGTTTTTTAACAGGCTGAGCTAATTTACCAATTGCTAACAATCTACCATATGTATCATATAATCCTATACTAGTAATATAAGGTGAAAAATCACTTCCAGACACGAAACAACGATATGTAACGTTATCATCTTTTGTTAAAGACACATTTGTAGACATATTGAAGTCGCCTTGATCAATACGAGTAGTTACTCCTAATTCATGTATTGTTTTTGTGCTTTGATATGATGCAGTATATGGAAAATTAATAATATCATGATAACGATAATCTACAGTAGAAACATTGATTATTCCTTGTTTACCAAATACATTTCCAACAACACCTGTTTGTATAAATGTGCCTCCTTCGGTACGATCTGCTAAATAACCAGTTTCTGTACTAGTTAATGATTTATTATAAATTCGTATTTCATCTAATTTACCTGTTAGATTCATTGACGATGAACCGTAACCTCCTACATAAACAGGAGATTGATTGTCAATACGAGCTTCAGATGCAGTAAATGGAGAACATTGTGAAGTTAATAACGTAGGATTAGATGCAGATGCATGAATTGTTCCGTCAATATACATTTCAATACTACTGCCTGTTTTTTGACATAAAACATGAGTCCAATCAGAAACAACAGCTGACGATGTTATTTGTAAAAAATAATCTTCTGTACCCGACACACGATAAATTAACTGATTACTTCCACTTAATTCTATTTGAAATGGATATTGTGGTGATAGTGAAGCCGAAGCTTTTGCAATTATTAACTGGTTATTTGATGTGTCATTCGCACCGGAAATAAAAAATCCAACTGCGTAATCTCTATCTCGGTTATATTCGCCATTTAAATTATATTTAATATAACTACTACTACTAAAATACGCAGACAATCCAACAGGCAATGCATCTCCAGTTGTTGTAGGCACACCATCAACGTACGATATGTTATTAGATTCATATTTTATTCTTGTTTCATCAAAATATTCATTGAATCCTTCATACCATTTAACATTTTGTATAATAGAACTAGTATTAAATGTCGTGTCATACAAGTTTCCATATCTATCTGAATTAAATGAAGCTGTGTTTGGAACAGAAAGAGTGAATGATGCTGGCTTTATACCTTCGCCTATTTTCTTTTGAGGTATTGAAAATATACTAGCAGTTTCAAATAAAAATTTATGAGTTCGATTTAAATCAGTTGGACCAAACGTATTAGCTGGTTGCGTTTTTCTTTTATAAAATAAATGATCTATAGAATAATATGTAATTGTTTGTAAACTATCGTCTATATTTTTTGCGTCATTGAATATTAATTCTGTTTCTAATGCCGGCAATGTTAATGTGTTGTATATTCCTTGTAACGGTAATAAACTACTTGTAGCACTACCAGAAGTTACAGTCCAAGATTTATAAGCTTGAAATGAATTAATCTGAATATCTGTATTATCTACTTTTTTAAATACAGATGGATATAAGCCATTAAAAGTATCTTGATTATCAGTAATTGTTATTTCCGGCATGATAGTAAAAACCCGTTACATTTTATTATAAATATAACGGGCTTAAATTATTGGTTGTTTTAGAAGTCTAATTTAACTCGTATCAATGCTTCTCGTTGGAATGATTTTAATAACGCTTTTGAAAGTTTAGCTACAGCTAATAATTCTTGTTTGTCATTATATAATCCAACAGTTGTGATATATGTTTTAGGATCGCCAATAAATGTACTTTCAGCTATTTGTCCTACACTTCCAGTAACATATGAAGGGTTATTTGAAAAATTATATTCTGCATTTTTAATTCTAACGAAATAATGTGTGCTAGTTATTTTTTCAGAGTTTCTTGCTAAGAATCCATATGGATCGCCGTCTTCTGGATTAGTTAATAAAGAAGATCCAGATATAGAGTGGAACAATCTGAAATGATTATTACCTTCATCACTAGACCCCGTATTAGTTTGGAAATTTAATTGTTGATCCAACATTTTTCCGTCTAGCACTAATACACCATAATCTGGATATGAAAGTCCCCAATATACTGGAGCAGATGG